ACCCTGACCATTGGGCCTAGCGAGCTTAACGTCGATTGGATACATAGATCCATCTGCAAGGACGAGGATTAAGTCAATGTGACCAGTAGAATTCTGGTTTTTAAAGACTTCAGCTCCCTTCCAAGCGGCTAACAGACAGACCCAGTACTCAGCCATATCTCCCAGACGGGAGGGGCCGATATTAGTGGCAGTCTGCCCACGAGGAACCCTGTTGAGCCTCGCTGTCAAGCTGGCATCTGAACTTGAGTTGGTGTTCGACATCTTTCATTGCGGTGGTGATTAGGAATGTAGCCTGTTCGACTTGATCAGGAGCAACAGAAAGCTGCATCTCATCATGCACGAAGGCCATGGGCCAATAATCAATACCAGCTTCTTGAAGTAACTCGTTTGCACGGATTACCCAAAGCTTGCAGATCACTGCCCCTGCCGACTGAAGCAGATAGTTCAGTGAGGCATGAGCCTTACCTTGTAATCTGATCGGTCTACCGTCTAGGCCCTTGAGGACGCCAGACTTAGCACGTTCGTTAATGGCATCACTGAGAGCCTTAAATCCATCCAGTCCCTGCATAATGTTCTTGCGGATCTCCTTACCTTTACGGGCAGCGGAGTCCTTAGAAGCACCCGCAGTAAGACCGAGCTTAATATCACCTCCACCATAAATAAGGCAGTAGGTAACACTCTTGCCAGCCTTACGATCAGTTCCATAAATCCCAGCAAGAGCGGTGTGAATGTCACCCTCCACGACTTCCTTAGCGAATTTACCCCCATCAAAAGGAGCAAGGTAAGCACCAAGGCAGCGTAACTCCAGTCCACTAGCGTCGCAACCGACTTGGGTACGAGATTCACCAGGGTAGAAGAGCTCTCTGTATTCATGAGCAGAAGGGATCTGAGCGAGGTTAGGGGACATGTGAGCCTGACGGCCCGTGTTCGTGTTCAACACACAGGAGTGATGAATACGTCCATTGATCTCCTTCTTAAGCCAAGCGTTCTTGCCTTCAGATAGTTGACCCAGATGCTTCTGTAGTTCAAGGATGCGAGCGAACTTCTTAGCCTCGGGTAGGTCCAGAGCGGTGAGGATTGTCTCATCGATCTTTGGGTTACCGTTAGCAGAGAACTCGGCAGGCTCCCAGCCTCGGAAGGTCTGGAAGGCCCACGCAATGTGCTGTCGGCTTGTAGGGTTGAAGTCCTTTAAGCGACACATAGCAGCGTCCTTGATGTATCCGCGAGGCTTGTTGTTAGCCTTGGGTGTGAAAGTACCTCCATCAACAAAGAGGAAGGTCTCTCTCATCTCATCAGCAAGAGTGGTGAGCTCATCCCGTAGACGTCCCTCCAGCTCGTGAGCCTTCTTGACATGGAAGGGGAAGCCTTCTCTCTCTTGCCATGCCATCAGCAGAGCTATCTTGTGCTCTGTCTTGATGGAGGCTGAGTACTGCTCAAGCCGTGGCTCGAACATTCTGTAGAGCTTGACGGAAACCTCAACGTCCTGAGCGCAGTAGTCCAGCATCTCAGGGGAGTAGGTTGACCAGTCCCCCGCAAGAGACTTACCAAACTCAGACTTGTGGCAGCCAAGCCGATGGCCCCAGCTCTCAAGGCTGTGTCGGCCATAGAGTTGAGCAGGCATGTTGGCTGGTCGTGAACGGAAGTCCCTGTCGAGGATGTCCGTGAACAGTAGACGTGAAAGGATCAGAGTGTCTGTCCAATCTGCTTTCGTTGTCCACTTGGGGTAGATCTCAAGGATGGCCTCGTGATCGTATCCAATAACGTTGTGCCCCACAAGCTCAGAAGCCCCTTGAAGGAGCTTTAAGCCTTCCTTGACCCTATCGGGCCCGAAGCGGTGAACCTCATCTGTGTCGAGGTCCTGGGCCACAATGCAATGGATCTTTGAGAGACCACGGAGAAGTCCATCAGTCTCAATATCAAAGACTAGCCTCATACTTGTTGAACTCCGAATAGTTTGGGTTTGATGTTTCCGAAGCCTGAGGTAATCTCTAGCACCACATAACCTTGGTCATGTAAGAGATCAAAGATGTCAGACTTCTTGTAGGCGCGAATGCCAGCAACGGTCTCCTTCTTCTTCCAAGTTGGCTTGCGATAGCGCACCAAGTGGATGTCAGTAGGTAGCTCCTTGTTCCTCTTCGCCAGGTCCTCCCTGGATGTCTTCTTCAGATGGATGATGACTGGTTCTTTCAAGAGTTTGCCTCGCGAATGCCTTGAAGGATGTACTCAAGTTGTGCCTGGATCTTGTTACCACCCACGATGCGGGTGATCTCCTCTCCCTTCTTGTCAACAATGAGCAAGGTGGGGAACAGAGTCAGCTCATAGGCTGCGACGAGAGCAGAGTGATTCTCCTTCTTCATCACGACCAGATGATCGTAGACAAGCTCCTCATCAAGCTCTTTCTTGATGTAAGCCTTGGTGTTGAGGCAGGGAGCGCAGTCCTCCTTGGTGAAGAGAACAGCTTTACTAGAAGTCGTCATAGGAAACGGGTTGATCTTTGGTTGGATCTGTGGATGTGGTTGGGGTGAAGTTCAGGTTATCAATGAGACGACCTGTTTCCTTCACATACTTAAGGTGACCGGCAGGGCCTGACTGACCGTTGAAGCGGTTCTTCAGGACCTTGAGCTCAGAAGCGTTGTCTCCATTGGAGATGTCCCGCTCAAGAGCCACGACCATGTCACTCAGTTGAACAATGGAGTGAGAGCCACGAAGCTGACCGAGGCTGACCTTGGCCCCATCCTCGTGCCCCTGGTCCCCTTGGTTACGACGTAGGTGGCTGATTAACAGCAACCCGATACCAGTCTCCTCGACGAAGGAACGCAACTTAGTCATCACAATGTCAATGACCTTCCTTTCATCAGAGCTCTCGTTACCTGAGATCAGGATGGAGAGGTGATCAAGGATGATCCACTTAACATCGTGCTGCTTAACCAGGAACCTCACATCATTTAGAAGTGAATCAGGGTCAACAGACCCAAACCCATCCCTAAGATAAACGTGAGAACTTCCGAGGGTATCTTCGAAGGATGACTTGAAGAGCTCTTTGTCGATTTCATTGTTCAGATGAAGAGGTTTGTTTGCAGCAACTGTCATCAGTCTGAGTCCAGTGCGTTTAACACTTTCCTCAAGAGCGATGTAGCCAACTGTTTGTTTCTGCTTGATCAGGCTGACAGCTATCTCACCACATAGGGTGGACTTGCCGGTACCGGAGCCAGCTGTGATGGTGACCAATTCTCCGAGCCGTAAACCTCCAGTAACGTCATTAAGACCACTGTAGGGATAATCAGCGTCGCGACCATGTAGCGGAGTGCTAACGAGGTCAAAGAGATCTCTTCCATCGATGATTGATTCTGGTGAGTATGGTTTCTTATTCCATACCGCACAGTTAATAGCCTTTGTGTCCTTTGCAACTAGTGCCTCAGATGCGTCTTTGTATCCCTCTAATGCACCAATGAAGACGCGATCAGCAGGGAATAGAGACACACACTCAGCAGTAGCAGCGTCCCCGGCCTCATCGTTGTCAAACAGCAGAATGATCTCATCGAATTGGAGGAGAAACTCAAGCTGTTGAGCTAGTGCTTTCTTAGCACCCTGAGCACCGTTGGGAACGGAGACGACGGGCCAGCCAGGGCGAGCCTGGAAGACGGAGAGGGCATCGAACTCCCCCTCTGTAACTACGATGGACTTGCCTGATCCTGTCCAGAGATTCTGGCCAAAGAGTTGCTTGTCCTCGTTCTTGCCTATCCATTTGAAGTCCTTTGTCTGAGGACGTTCTTTGTAGGCAACTACTTGACGGGCACTGTAGTAAGGGAACCGGATGACCGGGCCATCATCGACCCGGACATTGAACTTCTTACAGGTGTCCTCTGTGAGGTTCCGTGAGCGGATACCCGCGAAACCCCCCGAGTACTGAATCATTTTGGTTGAGCGTAGGGCATTTGGTCGTTGAGACTCGTCGGATTCAGAGGAGCCTTTGCTCCAAGCCCCGCAGGAGAAACAATGAGAGCCACCGTCAGAATAGACAGCGCGGGCATCACTACTGCCGCAAGACGGGCAAGGTTCGTGTCTGACAAATTCATTCTCAGAAGTTTGCTGCATCTTCTACAAAGGCATAGAGGTCAATGTACTCCTCAAGTGCTTCGAGGATCTCAGTAGCTGAATAGCCATGGTCCTGAACCAATCGATAAGCGAGATCGTCTATCTGGTTGATGATGAAGCTTTGGTTCTGTGTCATTCGTACCAGTGCGGTGGGACATCGGGGAAGATACACCAAGGGAAGCCGTACTTGTCGGCCCAAGCCCCATAGGTGGTCTTACTATTTTTAGAGATGGTGTTATTGCGTTGGAAGACAAACCTAATGTCCAACTCAGGATGCTGCTGTTTGACAGCTAACAT